TACTGGCGAATCTGCAAAACGTGCAACTTTGTCTAGTGCTTCGTTAGTTCCGATCTTATCAATGAACTCGGCAACACCTTGACAGTCTGGCTTATTAGTTACAAAATTACGTAACCGGGTAGTCTTTTGTTGAAGCGCATGTAATACATCAGCAGAATAGCGATGTATATAGGACGTTTCAATATCATAAAAATTAGCCATGTTGTACCTTTTATAGAAATCTCATACACGTTATGTGTATAAGTAACAATCACTATAACCTAGAGATTATCCATAAAGGGTCTCAAGAGAATGTTTAGTAGGCCCAGAGGGTTATCTACCTATTATCTCTTGTTCGGCTTGTCCTCCACAATGGAGGTGTGAAACTATCTTACTCTTTTTTGATTTGGATATGCACTTTTAAATAACCTATCCATTTTACTCATTGCAGTCTTGTGACCGGGGTCTTTATTATCTCTATATGCTTTAGAGAAGTCTTTGTCACGATAAAGAGCCTGAATTTCTTCCTGCGCAGATTGCGGAGACATTTGATTTCGTCCTAATCCTGTGCCTACTGCAAGTGCTTCTTCTCCTAGTAACTGACCGACTTTTGAAAAGGCTTTGATCACTTCAGGGTGATTACCAAAACCAGAATTATCCATTGCTTCAGTCAGTTCAGGAGTACCAAATTGAGCATAAGCTCTTCGGGCATAGTCCAGATTACCATCATAATTTCTTCCCCAATCACGTTGGAGTCCAATAGTAGTCTGAACTTTTAAGTCCTCTATAGCTTGTTCCTCACCTTGGGCATCTTCCTCTTGCATGTCTGAAAAAAGACCTAACAAGTTATCTGCTTGATCTTGAGTAAAATTGTTCTGGTGTGCAAATGTTTTAAAATCATCTAATACACCTTCATCATCTTCTCCAAAATCATAACCATTAGCTTGTTCTGGTCTTCCGAGTTGATTGTAAAAACTATCCCAACTTTCCCCTTCCTGTGGAACGGAGATGAGATTGTCCGGGTTTCCTCCTATCATTTTGACTGCATTAACGTAGGACTTAGCAAGTTTGTCTACAGAGTCAAATGTTTGGAGACTAGGTTCATCCCTTAAGCCTTCAGGCATAGTGGATGGATTAAATTGAATACCAGTTTCAGCTTGCCCTGAATCTTCTACAGGAGCCATTTCTTCTGCCATATCTATTTATTATTAAGGTTATGCTCGTCTTTCAACCCGAGCCTGTTCCTGCATGTCAATTCTTTTCCTTATGGCTTCCAAATCTGCACCAACGAGATTGATAATCTCCATTACTACAGTTCTTTGACCTTCCTGCCATGCAGATGTATAGGGATCAGAAGCATGTGAAGTTCTAAAGACATAATGTGCATTTGCAAGCATTGCAATGACATCCTGCCCTTCTTCACCACTAAAGACCTCTTTAAAACTCTTACGCTTTCCTTTTTCCTGTAACCATCGTGAAATCATGCGGCTTCTGCTCTAAGTGATTCAGCTTTTGCCGCCGATTCATCCAATTCACTAGCAACTTGAGCTTGTTGTATTTGTGCTTGTTCCTGTTGTTGTCTTTGCTGTTCTGCAATCATTTCATCAACTTCTTCTTTTGTTCTAAGATTAGATGTTGGTATTTGCAGGACTTCCGCAGTATTTGCAAGTATCTGCTGAGTATTAAAATACATTGGTATAGTCTGGTCAATCTGAGCAAGTGGCAGAATCATCTCAAACAATTGATTCATTGAGTTTAGTTCACCTGAACGCATAGAAATAGATACAGGGTTCATATATTCTATCTTAAAGTTATTTTCCATCTCTTGAGGCATTTCTGGTAACTGGAAAGACCTCATTAACACATTAATTGTTCTTCTTATTAATGGATCAAGAAATTCTGCTTCTTGTCTTGCTAAAATAGGCCCAAGTATAGGCATCTTTTGTCTCATACGAGCAGATACTTCTGTGGCACTAAACCGCAATACATCACCATCTGGAGCAACAGGGCCGGGTAGTTCTAATAAGTCCAAGAAATAACCTTCTCTGATTGCGGAAGTACATTTTGCATTTAGTTTCTCTGCATAATCAGGTCTTGCATTAGTTGGTACTTCAAAGATCATATCTTTGCCCCCTAGCCCGATTGAATAATAATTAATAGCATCCGGGGTAGTATCTAGGGGGTCTAAGAGTCCAGAATCCGGTACAAATAGAGGCGGTGATACCGATTTCTGAACAGCTTTTAAATATGTCCTGTCAACTTCAGTTATAAGCCTTATATCTGGCATTATCTCCCAAGTTGGCCCTCTCCCATAAATTTCCCTGTCTGATCGTTCCCATCTAGCACATATATAAGGCATTTCCTCATATCCACCAAAATTCAATATCTGCTTCCTGTCTTTCAGGTAATGTATAGATACAAAAGGTTTTACAAATCCTTCTGGAAGAAAGTTCTGTATTGTCCAAGAAGGAAATACTGCATGAACAACATCATAGTCATCAAGCATTTTGTCGCCAAACCCTTTTTCTACAATCTGTTCAGGTAGAGTTTGTGGATCAAACCTTGATACTAAGTCTTTTGCTGTTTGCTTGTAGTTTCTGTAGATTGTATCAATTTCCATTTCACTTCCACTACCCAATATACAATCTGAAAGTGGGAAATTACGGAAACGAGGCCCAAATCCGGGCTGATCTTCTACAAAGACAATACCTGTACCAAATGAACCAGCTTCTAAATAATATTGGAAAACGGCACTTTGAAAATTAGATGCTGGTCTAGAAATATGATGTTTTATTACTTTACTGGCTTCATCTAACCACATAGCAACATTACGATTTTTATCTAAGTTACCTATACCTGTAGTCAATTGAAACCATTCTGCACCCATTGGCGTAAACACATTATGTATGTTTGATGCAAAGCGTTTCAATAGTCGCATTGCTGTACCTTCAAACGCCATTCCCATTCTATTATCACCTTTAGAATGAGTAGTAGTAAAATCGGAGCGATGAGGAAGGACATATTCTGCCATTTCCTGCCACTCACGTTCCCATACCCTGCGGTTATTTTTTAGTTTCTCATGGTGTCTGTCAATTACAGCACCTAACTCTGTGTTTTGATCTGCCATATATTTTAAGATGTTAGAATACTTCTACCACTATTACCAGTAAGATTCATCTGTTTTCTTGACTGTTCGCCAACTCTTTTTTTACCATAACCTCCACCTAATCCTACTCCTCCTTTTTGTCCTAGCATAGCCACTCTATCCGCATCTTGGCGTGCAAATTCTGCATCTGCCACTAATCGTTGTGCAGGAGATACATAAGCTCCAGTATCAGACCGACTATCAATATCATCCCCTGCCTCATCTGTCATATATGGTCTGTCTGGATATTTTTCATTCCACATATCTTCAGACATAAACCTGCCTGTATTATGTTGTCTATTATGTGCCATTTTATACTCCTGTTAGGAGACTCCTACGACTAGAGCCAGTTAAGTTCATATGTTTACGAGAAATTTCTCTTCCCCTTTTTTTACCATATCCTCCAGCCGCAGAACTAGAATTACTAGATTGTAGTAATGGATTAGATAATGGTTGATTAGGGTCTTGATTAGGGTCTACCCACGGATCAGTTAATGGTATACCTGTACTAGGAACGTAATTAACTGGACCTACAGGTTCATCTACACCTTGTGGGTTTTCAGGGTCTTTAGGAGTATAAGTTGGGGTAGCACCTGAATCATCATCTGTTCCTGAATCACCCCCAGTTATAATAGATGGAACTGGAGTAGTTCCGGGAGCATTTTCATGTCCTCCACCGCCCACTTGTGACGTATCTGACCAATGAGGGTTTTGTTCTGGTTCTGCTTCTGGTGCTACATAATCTGGATGATTTACACTATTTGGATTCTTAGGATTAAGCGCCCATGCATCTTCTCTTTCTTGAGGAGATACTACTCCATCTCCGTCTGTATCTCTGTCATCATTTTTCTTTGGAGGAACTGTTGAAGGTGTTCCAGTTGTTCCATCTTGACTAGACTGTCCTATTGCTACTGCAGTTGTTGTATTAGGAAGGAAGTCAGCATCTCCGAGTTTTGGTTCTCCCTTTGGTTCTAATGGAGGAACACCACCAGTTAGAATAGATTGATTTGTCCCCTGTGTTGATGTGGCAGTAGCACTTCCGGGTGTCTCTGCACCCTGTTCGTTTCCTTGTGCATCATAAATCGGAACACCAGATGAATCTACTTCTATATCCATAAAGTTATTGTCTGCATTTCCTTTTTTCCAATACTTACCATCACGTTGGGAGTCCCATAACTTCTGAACTTCCCATTTTCCAGTTGTTTCGTTATAAGTACGTTTTGGTCTTCCCATATTATGTCCTTATTATGATGTTAAGATGCTACTTCCTCTTGAACCTGTGAGATTCATTTGCTTTCGTGTTTGGTCACCTTTTCTTTTCTTGCCGTAACCTCCTTCTCCAGTAGAGGAATTAGATGTACCTGCAATTGCTGACTGATTGGCTTGATTCAATTCAAGAGCGGCATTAGCGGTAGCCGCAGAATCGGCATCAGAGTGCATTATTGTAGTTCCATCTGGTCGGAATCCTCCTGTTGAACCTTTATCTATATCCTCCCACTCTGCCATTGTTCCTGCATGTGGATCAACGTAACCTTTTTCACCCATCTGTGTTCCATCCTCCATTTCCATACCTTCAGGTGGCCTAATCCAATAAGTAAGACCCGGCTCAACACTTTCTGCATTAGATTTTGGTTTTTTAGTAGTAATTGGCCCTTTTATATTTATATTGTCCTTTAAATCTTTAAGAAGACTTGTACTTGATCCAAATGGATTT